ACAGAAGGGAAATATCTCTCCCTTTTTAGAGGTTAGTTTATAACCTATATCTAGTTTATTAAGTTTCATCTAAATCCCTCTCCTCTATGTTGAAGAAATGTTTAAGTAAATCATGCCATCTAAATCTCATACCTGAATCCTTAAATTGATACTCACCATCTCCTAAATATCTTGTTTCTTCTCTTATCCATTTAATAGCTTCTTGTCTTAGTTTAGCTATTAACATGTTTTCATCCATATCATAGTCTATCTTATCACTAAAATAATCTCTAATTTCAAAATCCTTTAATGTTTTGAGTTTCATAGTATTATAGTGTTTTTGTCTTCTTTTTCCTTGATCTTCTTCAACTCTTTCTCTTTCAAAGATAGCATAGATTTAAGCCTGACCAACTCACCTTCTAGGTTAGAATCACCATTATCATTCTTAATTTCTAGATATTCTTTCAAGAAATCGTTAATTAATGGTGATAATTTCTCATTTCTAGCTCTAAAATCTATGATTACGTCTGTATCTATACTTATTGTTGTCAAAGATTTCATTTAAAACCTCCATATTTACGTCTTTTATAGTCTATTTTT